TTATGAAACTGAACTATACAGGGTATTTATATTTACATTTTCGTCTGAAGAAATGATTTTTTGGACCATCTGCACTGGAAAATCTCTAATTGATGGATTTTTATTTTTTCTTTTAAGCTTGTCAATTTCAATTTTGAGCTGCTTATCAGTTTTATTCGATATTTTTAACCAATTTTTAAATAATTCTTCATCATTCATTTTGCCTTGCTTGTGTAACTCTTGCGTTTTTCTAAGATAATTAAACTTAGGCTGTGAATATTGATTTAATTCCGCAGTCAACTGCTGTATAAAGCCGAAATTGTGATTTTTTTTCATAAAGTACAAAACATCCTCTTCAGAGACAAATTCCACATCTGGAGTTTTTAGAATTTCGGTCATAGACTTTTTAAATTTTTTTGCCTCTTCTTTACTAATATTAATTTTTTTCACTAATTCCTTTTCTGACATTCCAGAAACTTCTTCTGCAGTTTTCCTAAAAAGAATATTTGCAACCACAGTAGTACTTTGAATACTATTTCTTTGCTTCTTTTTAGAGAAGCTCATTGCAATCGAATCTTTTAAAACAAACACAGTAGTATCCAAATCTCCCAAAAAGGCAAAGGCTACAATAAATATAGCTAAGCAAACCAGAGCAACAGAAACAATAAATATGACAAGAATATAAAACGCATCAAGTAACATTTATTCACCCTCCCTATCAGCACTAGTCGTAAACGTCCAACACACCTTATCTAAAATACCAACAGAAAAAATAATCATTCCATCTAATAGCGTAATTATACCACTAAGGCTCTTAAAAATGTCAGAAAAGGCTGAATCACTAGGAACCCTCGATACTAGCACCAAAACAACAGTAAGCCCAAAAATACCCACATAAAACAACCCCTGAACAAAACCAGCTAAACATTTAATTGATTTCTTAGGATGATATTCACGTATAGCATTATAAAAGCCAAAATGCATTGCCATTTTCAATATTGTCTGTCCCCCAAAATTAACAATAGCGAAGTAACGCATAACAAGGCTAGATGTATCTATAAAGGCATAAAACATCCAGAGCATACCAACAAAATAAACTAAAACATCAAGAACAAAATCAGTGGTTCTATTTAGTTCTTTTGCTTCTTGTATTCTTCTTGCATTACTCATACTCGAAGCTGCTTTTTTGAAATGTCGTCCTAATATCGAATTAGATTTTTCTTCCTGATGCATTTTAACTTTATCCTCCTAAAAGTAACCATACTTAATATAATAACGTATCATATTAATACAATCCACAATTAGCCCAACAAATAGGACTCATTTAGTTGATTTGTAGTACTCGACCAGGATAAATTGTTGAGCTGATGGATCTGCCGTCTTTAAAAGCCAGCATGTATATGATCAGTCCGTTCCGTCGGGCAATTTTTAACCCACCAACTATCACTTGAAACGAGAGTGTCATACATATGATAAGCACTGGCTTCAGAGTATCACCCGCCAATTACCAGTAATGTAGTTTCACAGTAGTGAGTATTAAAGTTGCACGATTTTTCATGTATTTCTATGATAATAATGGAACCTACTAATATCTGGTTTCCTCTTTCGCTAAGATGCTTTTTCTTATGTATTAGCCGTCTGCCTTTACAGCAGGCGGATTTTTACGCAAAAAATCCCCCACGCCGAAGCATGGGGGACTAGAACAGTTCACGATTATTATACTACTTTTGGCTTGCTTGTGAGGCGGATTCTGACGCCATTTCAGTGTCAGAAGCTGCAGAACTATTCACTGCAGCGACTGTGGACGTTGGTGTTTGCGCTTCGTCAGCAACTTTGTTAGCTACCGATTCGACTTGGACTTCCTCGTCACTTTTAACTGTTGGTGCTGTCACTGTTTGAACGTCAGTAATAACTCCCAGCATACCAAGGATCGTTAATACTGTGTTGATAACAGCGACAATGGCTGACCAGTCACCGGCAAACTTGATGCCAAACATGGCAAAGATTTGTTGAATCAAAACGATCAGCAACGAAATAATCCCAGCAATCAACTTACCATTTAAGCTTCCATCGGCATTCTTAAAACTAATTTTTTTCATTTCCTTTGGCTTCCTTTTCATATAGATGTTTAAATTCAATGTCGTGACCATCTAACCGGTCTTCTACCTTAATGACCCGATTTTCAATCGCGTTCATTGTTTCGGCATTTTGCTGTCTCACTTTTAAACTTTCATCGGTAAAATGGCTCAGCCGCTTGCCTAAATCGTTAAGCGGGATACGGACCGTCTTATTGAGAATCCAATTAGCTAATACACAAATACTAGTGACAATGGCAACGATCGATCCCCATTCATCCCAACCTAATCCTAATAGTGTATGCAATTACCGCACCACCAATCGCTGGTCAGGATAGATAGTGGTGTAAATCGTCTTGCCGTTCTGGCTAGCTAACGTAGTCATGCTCAAGCCGTTGCGCTGTGCGATTGTCCACCAGCTGTCGCCGGACTTGACTGTGTAATACGTATGACTAACCAGCTGACCAGTAGCTCGCTTCCCGTAGGATTGCCCATTGGTTACACCTAGCTTGATAAAGCCATACAGGCCGTTTGAGCGAGTGTATTGTGCCCATACGTAGTCGTGTTCGATAATGACCGCGTTGTAAATCACATGTTCACCTTTGTAATAGGTAGCCACTTGACTAACTTTGTCGCTATCCGTGTATCGTACGGCCAGAGTCCGATTAGGATAGAACACCCCTTGCTGGTTATATTTAACGACCTTAAAGGTGGCTTTATTAGCTGCCTGAGCCTTCTTAACGTTGGTTTGAGCTTGTTTCTTACTAGCAGTCGTATAGCCTGATTTAGTGATCCCTGTTAAATCGACATTGCCGTCTAATCCGCCTGCTCTATACGTGCTAGTGAATTGAAAGATAGCCACGCCATTCATGCTAGGGAAGTAGTTGTAATCAGGACTAGTTCTAACCAGATAGTCTGGATACTCAGCTAGCCATAGACAACTACCATAGGCACGTACAATGGCGCTAGTGTTAACATGAGCGTTGAGGTAAGCTTTACCAGAGTACAGCATAGGGGTATAGCCGTACGCTTTAATTAACTCAAATTGAGCTTTAATGACATTAGTGTTGTCTGTCACACTATTAGAAGCACCGTCCTCATAGTCCAACGCCACAATACTACCCTTTGGCGTCATAATCCGTGGCAAGTAATAGGCCATCATATCCTTAGCATTAGTCATATTACCACCAACACCGTCCCACAAATAGGTATGCACTCGTTTACCAGCCTGCTGAGCCGATTTAACTTGGCTATTATACGTGGTTTGAGGGATATTAGTGCCGCCATAAAAACCGCCAGCCTGCGATAGTACAAACTTATCAGTGCTGTATCCGAATGTCCCACTATTACCGTTATACTTAGACCAATCAACCCCTTGGTCACGACTAGTTGCCGCCTGAATGGTAACATTGACCATTAAAAAGGCCATAAAAATGGCGCCCACCGTTAAGATGAGTGCCTTTAATTTACGTTTATTCAATTGTCTGCCTCCTATTTTAATGTGTCTTCTGGTGCAGACGTCTGATTTAACTCTTGATGCTGTGCTTGATTCGCTGCTGTCTGTGCGGTCTTGTAGGCTGTAATTGCATCGGATACCTGAGTAACCTGAGCTTGGGTAATCAGTGATTTTACTAGATAATTGCCAGCGTATACAGTTGCTAAGTCCGATGGAATCAACCCGTTGTTAACACTGCTAATTAATCCTTCTGTTAAAAATTCGCTTAAATCAAAACTCATGACAATGCTCCCCCTAGCGCTACAATAGCCGCTTTTATTTTTGCGTAATCCGATTGCGTCAAAATTTCTGATGGATTAAGGCACCAATCAGTAGCTACGTTACCCTTTTCTACCTTAATTCCGGCAATCTGCAGAGTATTGATATTGCCATCAGTTCGTTCAAGTCGAGGACGTGAATAACCGTCACTAGTGGCAACTACCGTTCCTGATATTCTCTGCCATGAATCCGTTATTGTTACTACGTTACTGGATGGATTGGTTGTAGCGACGCTATAACTACCTTCAGTTCGAAGGTCGATTCCCCAATAGATTTTGCTTTTTCCAATACCACTTATATTTTTTGCATATACACTATAAGTTAAAATATCCCCTTTTTTAACTTGGATATACTGGCTTAGTCCACTCCATGCCACTGTTGTCTGCATTACAGCTAATCCATTATAGGTATCCGTAGTTTTTGTCCACAAACCGTATGCGAACCATGATACTGGGTTGTCGAAATTCTTGGTATCGGTGTATATATTAGTACCAACCGCACTGTTATTAACTTGAGTTTGCAAACTCTGGAATGCAGGTGCACTAATTAACCCAGCATTGTCAACAGTACCCGTATCACCCTTGTCGCCTTTATCACCCTTAGGGCCTTGAATACCAGTTGCTCCAGTATCGCCTTTATCACCCTTATCGCCTTTATCGCCTTTGTCACCCTTGTCACCCTTATCGCCCTTGGCAATCGTGCTTGCGGCTTTATTCATTGCTTCTACAAAGTCGTCAAAAGCAATAGTGGTTATACTCGCACCCGAACTATTCTCGATGTTAGCTGTTACTGTAAAACTGAGTGGGTTGCCACTAGGATAAATACTAGTGCCTTTGGCGTCAGCCACCCAGACTTCTAAAAAGTAATTACCGGTTGGAAGATTAGCCAGCATGTCCTTGCCAAAGCTAAAATTGAATTGGCCAGTTGGTAAATTGGCCAAACTATCAATACTAATTTGCTGTCCGCGTAGATAGCCACTACGGTCACCAATCTTGACAGTAATTGATGTCGCCGTTGTCAGGTCTACCAGCCGGCCTTCGTTTTTACATACCAGCGTAAACGTGGTTTCATCATCACCAACTTTAACCTCTTGCGGTGTTTCATACGCAAAGTCAAGCGTCTTTGTCATATCATCGCCTCCTGTTATTCAGTTGTCGGCGCTACGTAATCTTCACCGGTGATCTCTTTATACTGATCAGCTGTCAATCCTGCCCCTACAAATACTTTGTAATAATCTGCACTAGTTTGACCCCAAGACTTGAATAATTTGCATTCTTCATAAATTGTCATTATTTCGCACTCCCCTTACTCAAAATTGCTATTTGGCTAGCTTGTGACATAATCATTTGTTTCATTTGTGCAATATCAGCAGCCTGCTGCATAACCAGTTGTTGTTCAGCTGTAGGAACTGGTTTGGGTGTATCGGGTACCACGTAGTCAGGATTTTTAACGATTTTATTATCCTTGTAAAGCCAACGACCGTCATCGCTAAAGTTAGTACTGAAATCTACTGGTACGGTATCATCGTCAACTGTTACGTTCATATCACTAGCGGCACCAATTGCTGTAAATCCGGTGATGACCCCAGTTGTCTCTACTTTTAGTTTCATGTTTGCCACCTAACTTTCTGTAATTTTGATTCCTTTAATGTCGACAGCAATTGCATCAGTCACGTCTGTCGGGGTACTTTGGTAAGTAAATTGGTCTTTGAACTGAGTAATCTTGATGTGAGTATTGTCCGGATATTCCATAAAAAAGTTGTCAACATGAATACCGTTGGTATCAGTCGTCATGAACATTGCTTGGCCTTCCATGTAGAAGACATCAACATATCTATTCTGGTTTCTAAAATAAAAATGGAAACGCAACACATCAAACAACGTGCGATCGCATGTCAGTTGTATCGTATCGCCAACTTTACAACTGCCACTATAAATCGGAATCCCGCCCTTATTGAGCCAAGGACCATACACACCATTGCGTTTATATTCTTCCCAGCCGGAACCAAGCCAGTTCATATAAAAATTATTAACATCTTGATAAACAAATAATACATAACCCGTGCTATTCTTAGCTGGTAAGTACGGCGGCGTCACTGTACCAGTCGCCGAAGCGTCATAATAATATAATCCAGATTGTGTTTCAGCCCATACGTTCGTTGTTGGCTTAGCACTGACTAAAGGAATCATGGATCCACCACTAGTTAGTCCTAAATCTGACACAATTAGCTTGCCGCTTAAAGTCTGATCACCGCTTGTTTTCAAGTAGTTAGCTAAATCGGTTTTCTTAGCAACGGCATTGTCTTCAACCAATTGTTTATTAGCGGCCGCTTGATCAGATAGCGCTTGGCTCTGAGTCTGCAACCCAGCTAAATTAGACTTAATTTGGTCTGTTTCCGTTTGCAATGAAGCCTTAAATTTCTCCCAATCATTTAAGAACGGCGTCGTATCAATGTCCATCAGAACATTATCTTTAGCCACCTCAAATGTCATATCGATTGATGAGATAACCTGATCGTCCTTTTTGATTGCAAAATGACCAGTTACCGTTCCTGGAACTGCAAATACTTGTGATGGGAAGTAGAACATTACTTGGCCCACTACATCACCAGCGGTCGTCACACCTTCTACCGTTAATGGTGTTCCTTGGGCGTTAGTCTGCTCCCAAACGATCAAGTAATCCGTCAGTGGAAATGGTTGGTCATTTTGCTTAAACCATACTGGCAACGGCCGCCGATTATCACCTTGACGTGCAAACAGGTAATCACCAATTGGCTTTACCTTCGCCGTCTGCATGGCTAAATCAATGACCAAATAATCCGTTGAAGCTACCATTTGTTTTCCTCCTAATATAAAAAGCCACGCTATTGCGTGACTTGATTAATTTTATTGATAAGATTGTTAATAGCGACCGTCATGGTCGCCCAATTCTGTGAAAGTTGCTGCTTCTGCACATCTGACAAGGCTAAACCAGTCAGCCCGTCAATGTGAATACTCGGCCAGTAGCTACCATCAGCCTGTGTCAACCAGTTATAGCGATTGAAGACTGCAATCAACTGATTAATTTGGCCCGTGATGGTCATAAACATATCTCGCTGCCAAAAATAAGCTTGGCTATCATCTAATGGCAATGGTTTGTCATAAGTTGTAAAAGTTGGTGCTTGGATGTCAAAACGGTTTATCATGGTATTACTAATCATATTCAGTGTCGCGGTAATGTTGTTGGCATTAACTTGGCAGACTTGTTGCCAATAATTCGGCCAATCGACATCAATGCCACTAATCAATTGAATAGGAGTTAGTCGGTTCTGACTAGGCAATTGTTCCATGGTAGTGATTTCTGGTGTCCCAGTCAGCTGATAAGTAATACCATTAACTGTGATCGCATGGTTGGCAGCTGCCGTCCAATAAACTAATTTAGTTGACTTATTCGGAGCCGTGTATGCCAATAGGTAATCATCTTGGCTATCAGTATCAACACGCATGCTAAATGTGTAACCTAACAACTCAGTAAAGAATTGCTGATAGTCAGATCCAACCTGGTTGAATGCTCCTTTACTACCATCATAGTAATTATGCTGAAACGCCCAGCCTTTATCCGAGTTGTCCATAGTGAATGCAATCATCTTGTCAAACCCCAGCATATCCATCAACAGGGTCTGACGTAGGGTATAGTCAGACTGTTGCTGAGCCGTATACGTACCAGTGAAGTTGTCTGTGACTGAATAACCATATTCCGTAGCCACTACTGGTAGGTTATGATTAGCGAATTGTTGACGCAAGCTTAATTCATCTTTATCGGTCAAAGCTTGCTCAGGAAGTCCTTGATGATAAGGATGATAACTTGCAGCTTGGCCTACATTTAGCATCCCCAACTTAACTGCTGTGATGGCATTATCAATATTATTCGGATCTCCTAGCCATGGAAAATCCCCAGTTATATAACTGGCCGTGTCATCTGTAGCTACTAACCGTGCAAAGTAATTGTTCATACTAACAATATCTGTTATGTTTGCTTGGGCGTCCTGGTTTAACCAATAATGCCCACCACCGGTTGCTTCATCAAACGCCTCATAGGTAATACCTTGGCCCCGATAATGATGGACTAAGCTGGTAATTAATTTCCGCCAATCAGTTAAAGCTTGCTGGTAGTCAACATTGAGTTTATTGGTCAAACCATCTGTAACGAACCAGACTGGTATGATCACCTTAAGCCCAATAATCTTGGCTTTAGCAACCGCATAATCCAAGCGGCTCCAATCGAACCCCTCAGCTGTGACTAAGCTGTCAACATAGGTGGTTCCTAATCGGACCCAATTAATGGGGAGCTGGTTCATCATTTCAAAATCATAGTCTACATTATCTTTAAAGGTTTCGTAATCGCCACCATTAAAATACATGCCCCATGCGTTTACACCTAGCTTATCAGTTATAGCAGCCACAATAGATTACCACCTTTCTTGTTATTATTGCTATTATACGCTACTAGCCTGTACCATCATCTTTTTTCTCCTTTTCTACTTTCTGCCAGATGACTTTACCATCATTGCCAATGCTAGGTACCCATGCAGTACCATCTGGTGAGATCAACTGCCCAATTAAACTTAGTCGTTGGTCCAAGTCATCACTAGTAACTAACTCTGGTTTATTGGCAATCTTCTCCCAGCTAATCGGAAACTGCATTGAAAGAATATTAATAGCCTGTTGCACCGTCATTTTATCCATTCACAACACCACCCAACGCATTAAGCTTGTCAAGTGTGTTCACGTCAGTAATTAAATCATTGCCGTCTACAGCATCAAGTCCGGCTTTTAATTGTGCAATCTCTTTACCAGAGTCATTATGTGCAGTCTGCAATCCCACAGTGATTTGTGTAAAGCTTTTGGCCATATTGCCAAATGTCACGCTAGTCGTCGCTGGGTTAACCAAATCAATCACGGCTTCACTGATTCGAGTTTCAACATCAACACCATTGCGATCCCGAATATAGCCATAATTTCCAACCTCACTATTGTTAATAATTCCAGGTACCGAGTTAGTCTTGAACTCATTCAATGTTGCAGTTCGCTGAATCAACGGTACATCTTGTAATTTCGATTTCAAATATGCCAATAGGGAATCACTGTTCGTGAACCGCTCATCAGAAATTGGCTCTGCATCAATTACACCCCACGTTGTTGCGTTAGGACTCGTGTACTCAGCAGTAGCCAATGGTTTTTCCTTATCATCTAGCTTACCCGTCCCTTTAATATGAGTTGCAATCGTTGTGTAATCACTCTCATCTGTCAACGAGCTAAGATTTAATCCATCTAACCAAACGAAAGCATCACGCTTACCGACTTGTTTATAAATATCAATGTGCTTGCCCGTACTAGTCCATTCGAAATTGAAGTCTGACATCAAAGTGTTTAAGAATAAATCAAATGCTAAGCCAGTACCAAAATCTTCAGAAAAATCATAATGATTGAAATCATCATGAATCGTATACGTAAAACCAGTGCCTTCAGTAATTAGCTGCATGCAGCTATCGAGCGACCGGGATCCCTTTATACTCTTCTCAACGTAATGGTCGTTTAAATCGTGCACAGAACCTAGAAACGTTGCCTTGACATTACGACTCCCACCGATGTTAGATCCATTCATGGTCTGAATACGATAAGCTTCGCCACTATCAGAATCTAGCAAAAGCGTGCGTGGTTGCAACATGCCCACAGCAGACGCATTCGTGCCCGTGTTAATGAACGTCAATTCCAACTGCGCCACTTGATTCACGGTTTCAGTCAGTTGTGCTGAAATTGGGATAACTGGTAGTTCGTTACCTGTTACATCACGTAAATAAAACACTTTCACACCTCCTAAACGTAATAGCGTGTATCAAACTCCAAATCATAATTCGTTGCACCCGCTACCAGTAATTCATTAATTCCTTTGACGTAATCTAAATAGGCATGATTCCCCTTGCTGTAGACATTTACGCCATCCACAACTGGAACCATGCCATATAAAATGAGAGTTTGGGATTTCTTCAACGCTTGATTTAGCTGAAACACTTGTCCCGTAGTTTTGTTAGTAATTGATAATTGACTAGCCACATCTCCATGGAAGGTTAATGTGGCCGTCTTGCCATCAGCCAGCAGCGGAATTGAGCCACCAACAAACACTTTGACGTCACTTTGATTGGTGAAACGATACGGTGGCAAACACGCAAACGGAATATCAAATCCTAATGGAATGTTATTCTCCATGTTAGCAGTAGTATTAATCGTCTCACCAAATCCACCGGTAACAACTAAATTAACTGTGATGTCCTCTGTCATGATGGGTGATGCTTCATAAGGGTCTACATTAAAACCATCATCCGCATGGACTGGCCAACGAATCGATGGAATGACGCTACTAACAACATAAAAATCTTCGTAACCACGAAATAAATCAAACAGCTTCAACCGCATTAGTTCTTGGTCAACTGAGTCAATTGTTTTAACGTCAAAAACTAGCGGTATCTTGCGTTCACTCGTGTGTGTTTCAGATGAAGCTACATTGTACTTACCAACTGGCGTGTAAGTTCGAGTGAACGTTGGTGCGGGTGGTGAAAACTTTTCTACTTGAATACCCAAATCAGATAGCCAGTAATTACTGCCATCCTGTTGAATCACTTGAATATCTAACTCCATCTATTTACCTCCTCTCGCTCGATCAATGACAACATCTTGACCTAGAGCCAGCTTGATTAACGGATATTGGGCGTTAAAAAGGACACCGTTATCTATTTTGGCAGTGATGTTAACTGTCTTGCTAGTAATTGCGTCCACTAATGACTTGACCATGCCTAATACCTCAGCAGTTCCGTTCGCCGTTGCACCACTGACTGCGATGGGCCCACCGTTCTTAGGAACGTCCACGGGAATGGTACTCTTTAACCCAGCGGCTTGTTCCGCACTTGTAGCAACAAAAGCCTGCTGACCAAATGACATCTTGACAGCTTGATCCGTTAAATACTTGCTGTAATTCGACTGATCATCCGGAATATGAATCTCACGTTGGTTATGCTCAGATACCCATGCTAATTGCTTTTCATAGGACTCACCGCCCTTGTCAAAACGACGATGACCGCTTGGACCGGAAGCTTGTCCACGCCACTCGCCATATTTGCCGTTATAACCTACACCAATATCTGAGCTCCAATTGCTATCGTTAAAAAATGCTAATAATTGATCCCATGCAGATAAGATGTTGTGGTGCCCGGGTAGTGCGTAGGTATCAAAAGTAGATCGTTTGTATTGTAGTAGCCCCATAGCTGGGCCTGTACCGTCACCGTCATCAATTCCTCTAATGTGAGCATTGCCGCCTGATTCGTTCTTAATCAAGTATTGTAATTGCTTTAATTTTTCACCGTCTATGCTGGTTTTCATAGCAAGCGCTGCACGTTTAATCATGCTTGGATTGTACGTTGCACCGCCGCCACCCAAGTCGCCTAGATTGTCCTCTAGTTTCTTTAGCCAATTGGTTTGTTTCTTTTCCCATGATTTTGTATCTGGTCCGAAATGACTTTGTGATCCACCTGGAAACAGGTTCATATCAAAACTTGAATCTATTAGTTTTTCCCAGTTTTTAATGGGGTGCTCCATGAACTTCATAGCATCACCAAATAGATTCTTGATCCAATCAACGATGTTGCCACCGGAACCAGTCGCAAACATTGGTAACCCCATCATTTTAAGGAATGGTGCCGCTTTTTCAGTATCCTCACCTGAAAAGACTTGAGCACCGACAGGCAAGTGGGTCACAGTTGGAACAGCCGGTGACAGTCCTAATGATCCATTACCGTAATCAATCAATTCTGGCTTATAACCATCACCGACTATTGCAGTTTCAGGACTTGTGATTTTGCCATTAGTACCGGTTTTATGTGGTATTCCTGTCGTTATGCTTAACTTGTTTTCAGTTGCTGTGTAAGAACTCTTGCCACCAACAGCTTTAGACAATGCATTAACACTAGCTCCACCTTGATCGAGGTTATGAGCCACACCTTTTCCAACTCCGCCAGCAGACTTCAGGGGGTCGGCGGCTTTCTCAACTAGGCCTTGATTGAATGATTCCATTGTATCGTTACCAGCACCAACAGCTTTTTGCCCCAAAGTCATAACATCTTTAATGGTTTGAGCAGTCCCCGTAACCGAATTAATAGGCACCTTTTTCTCACCGTTGATACCATCGTTATAACTATCCATGGTCTTACGGCCGCTTTCACCAATATCAATATTAGTCTTCCCCTTAACCATCGCTGCTAATACTTTCAAGTAGTTTTCAGTCGAAATTTTCTTATCAGCATAAGCCTTGTTAAGGGTATCCATAGTCCATGACCCTTCGCCAGTGATATTGATTTTAGCTCCACTCTTTACTGCCGACTTTAGCTTATTCAATGCAGATTTAGCACCAGGGATTCCTAAATCAATACCATTTGCTAAGGTATCAATGTCTTTTTGACCAATCTTTTTCAAGTTATGATCAAAGATATTAGAAATTGCTTTACCATAACGTGTCTTTAAACCACTCTTGGTAATGATACCTAAATCCAGGCCTAATTTGAGTGTTTGAATATTGCTCTTGCCCAATTTAGATAAATCTTGCTTAAAAATAGCAGCATATTGTTTGTCATAGCGGCTTTTCAATTGAGCGTCAGTGATATCACCACTTTTGAGTCCTTCTTTTAAAGTTGCTATATCAGTTTTTCCGAGTTTTGATAGATCCTTAGGAAACAAACCGGTAATATTGTCTCCAAATTGTTGTTTCAAATCTGAAATAGTCACGGCACCATCGGTTAACCCTTGTTTCAGGGTATCTATTTCTTTTTCACTCAGTTTAGATAGGTCGTGTGGGAAAAGACCAGTAATTGTATTTCCAAAAACAGGAGCTAAATCTTTCAAAGATAAGATTCCCGTTGAAAGACCTGATCGAAGTTCTTCCTGTTCAGAATTGGTTAAATCACTGATATTCTTTTTGCCGTCATCTTTGAAGCCAGTTAGAATTGAATTGAAATACACTTGTGCTTCTTCATAACCCTGTTTGCTACCAGATTTGACATCAGTCCAAAATTGTTGTGCAGTTTTGTATCCATATTTACCAAGAGAAATGTTTGCAGCGCTATCAGAAAGGTCAAGTCCCCATTGCTTAGCAACATTGGCTGGGTTTCCCAAAGTGCCTTTATTCAAAGACTTAACATAATTATCATGCGTTTTTTCAGCACTTGCGGCCAATTTAGCACCTGCTTTTGTTGTCTCCGCCAGCATGTTATCAGCATCAACCTTTGCTTGTGCAGCTGCTGTAGAGTTGGACATTCCCATTGCTTCATAGGCTTTTTCCTGAGACTTCTGGAACTTAGCTATATTCTTTTCAATGGTCCCATGTGCGTTAACTTGATCATCAATGTACTTCTGGTTATCCTTCTTATGGTCCGCAATCCATTTGGCTGCTGATTCTTCACTGTTGCTGACATCGTCCCAATAGAGCTTTTTCTTTTTGCCATTTTCATCAGTAATCGTTTTAGTATACGCATCATCAAGCGTTTGCTTGGTACGTAAGCTTTCACGACCATTGTTGTTATACGCATCGCCGGCCGCTTTTTCAGTTTTGATGTATTCCAGTGAGGCCTGAGTTTGTTGCTTGTTACGCTTAGCGTCTAGCATGGCAAGTGCTTGGTCGTATTGGTCCTTGCTAATTTGGTCATTTTTTCTTAGCGATTTCAGCTCAGACAGACTCTTCTTATAACTATCACTTGCCTTGCCATAAGTCTTGGAATATGCCGAATCTGCTGACTTTGCGTCCGCCTTATACATGCCATCCGTGATAGTGCCATGTTGTTGAACGTAGGCTTTATATAATGCTTGCTGGTCCTTATAAGCCATGCCAAACGCGGAGACTTGCGAGTCAATGTAAGCTTCAGCCTCATTTAGTTTAGCCTTTTGAGTAGTAGACAGCTTTGAGAAGTCACCGTCAACTGACTTTAAAATGCTCTCCATCGTTTTTTTAGCTTTTTCAAGCTTACTAGTTTGCCCATCAGCCCGCTTATCAACGCCCTTTTCAACTTGTGTTACCCAGCTATTGCCAGCACTTCCAAAGCTTCCGGATAAGTCGGATAGTGCATCCATCCCGGCCTTTTTAGTCTTGGAAAACTGTTGTTCAACCAAATCAGCCATCTTACTGTATTTAGTAACCACATCGCTAGATAACTGTTTAGACTGCTTGCCTACCGCGGTGTCCAATAGTGCCATATCATTCTTGGCTTTTTGATGTAGTTCGTTGAATGAGCCAATTGCTTTTTGCGAGTTTTGACTAATATTGGCACCATATTCGTCCATCGAAGCACGTTGGCGCTTCAACTGGTCACTATGCTCCTTGCCGGCTTTAATCGCAAAGTAAGTTGCTGTTCCCACAGCCGCTACACCTAATACGACCGGGGCGGCAGCAGCGGCCAAAGCACCTAATCCGGATACTGTACCTAGTGCTGAACCACCTAGACCTAACAAGGATGCTGAACCTGCCTCTGCACCACCACTAAGGCCAGTAATGACAGTACTGGCCGCACCGCCATCTTTAACTAAAGTGCCAAATAACGGTGATAGTTTAGCAGCACCAACCAATAATTTCATAGATCCACTAGTTAGTAGCCCTACACCAGAGGTCAATTTTCCAAACATACTAATCAATGGTCCACCGGCCGCAACAGCTAAGCCTGTATTAAGAATTAGTTTCTGCGTTGCCGGATCTAAGTCGCTAAAACGGTCTAGCATATTCTTTAACTCACGAATAATGGGCGTGAGGGTTGGTAGGAATTTCTGCCCAAATTCAATTTCTAAAGCGTTCAAACTAGATTTAAATTGGGCCATAGTGAACTGGCTCGTGTTACGCATTGTTTTGTTGTATTTATCAACGGTTCCGTTGCTGTGTTCGATCTCATTAGATAACGATTTGTACCGGTCAAGATTAGCGTCCATCAAGGTCATACCGACCTTCATGTTTTCCTGACCAACAACGTTGTACATAAATGACTGGCGCTGCTTATCATTCATTTTCTGGTAAGCACCCTGCATTTGTCCAAGAATATCAAAGACGTCTTTCATTTTGCCTTTGCTATCGAATACTTGAATATTGTATTTCTTTAAATCCTTAGCTGCTTGACCTGTCCCTGTTCCAACTCGTGTCATCAATGATGACAACCCTGTACCAACAGAGCTAGCGTCAATACCAGCAGACTTTAAGCGCCCTGCAATTGCCATAAATTCATATGTTTTAACGCCCATGGCGTGCATTGCAGCACCAGCATTACCACTAATTTCTTTCAAATCGTCTAATGACATGGCTGACTTATGGGTGGCTTCAGTCATCTGATTCATCAAGCTATTACCATTCTTTATTACAGTACTGTTTGAACCCAAGTTCTGACCAAATTGTTCAAGCATAGAAGCGGTCAGTTTAATAGACTCCCCAGACTGATCGGAATTAGCAGTCATAGTCTTTAACAACTCTGGCATCATTCCCATGGCTTGTTTGACATTGTAACCATTAGAAACCAATTCAAACATACCATCATTGATTTCTTTGGTACCAACACCAAATTCTTTGGACCATTTTAATGTGTCTGAGGATAGATTCTTCATAATTGAGCTTGTTTGGCTCGCAGAGTATCCTTGTGCAACAACTTCCTTGCGGATATCAGCTAATTGATATTGATAATCGGAAGCGGCTTTAGTTGCTACACCCAGTGCTGTGACAATAGGTACTGTAAAACCGATGGTGGCTTTGCTTCCTAATGAACTAATCTTTTCACCAGCGTTTTGTATCTTAGTACCCATTATCATGGCTTTGTCAGCCGCGGCAGCCATTTCAGGTGTTAATGCACCAACACTCTTTTGCAGCTTGCCTGCTGACAAAACCAGAGCTTGCTGTTCACGTTCAAGGGCAGCATATTTGCTTTTAGCTGCTACTACTTGAGCAGAATTATCACCTTCTGCTCGAGACAGACGACCGATTTCACCAGCTGTTGCTGTCATCTCTTGTCGGTTAGCTTGCAACTGCGCTTTATAAGAGTTCAACTTAGAAACTTGAGAAGACATGTGCAACCCTGCTTGTTCTTGAGCAGCTGATAGCTTATTATAGCTGGCTGCAGTTGTCTCTAACCCTTGATTCAACACTTTTAAATTGGCAGCTGCTCTCGGGCTAACATCCACGTCTTTAAATGTTCGCTTAAGAACTTCGGCTTGCGCAAGCGCCTCTTTAGCGATTAAGTCCACGTTAATCTTGACACTACCAGCAATATCAGCCATCTACACACATCCTTTCTATATTTTCCCTTGCTCCCGTAGCTCTTTCATCCGTAACGCTTTGTGTGGCATATCTAAATTAGCCAGCTCGATAGATAGTTCATCTGGTGTCAGCTTGCCGTCGCCATCGGTGTGAGCTTGCTTTAAACCATAAATTAGCTTCATTTGTTTCAAATAAGTTTGCGTATCAGCATCCATATCATCGCTAACCTTGGTCAGTCGAAACCTGATAACTTTTTTAAATTGCGTATCTTCATTAAGACCATCCAACATAGTGGTAAACCGTTCCCAACTGAGGCTATCTCGGTCTAAATCGATACCATATTGTTGTTGGAACCCAGCCTTGATTAACGATTCGTCTTCATCAAAATCAAAAGACCGCTTACCAGATTTGAGTACCTTTGCTCGAACCCGATCGCGGTCATTATTAATTTTTGTATTAAATATTTCAGACAGTAACTGACCCTTGTCCTCAAAACGTAGCTTGCTCGTATCGTCCAATACCAGCGCTTTTAAGCTGATTTCTACACGCTCTGGTATAGTGAGCCCTTCATCCCGAATCGCTTTAAAATAGAGCAGCACCATGCGAAATGAAAGATCTAAACGATACCGATGTTTCCGAAATACGATACTGTTAGTGTTTATCTCGGTAAAACTCATTGTTCATTCTTCCGCAATTCTGTAATGGACTGTAAGTACTTGTAGCGATAATCAGAAATATCCGTATGTTGTTCTACGTTAATCATGATTTGAGCGACAACCTTAGCAAACACCACCATGGAATCATTACAAGTATGGTATAGTTCCTTGCCAGCATCCTTACCAAACATGCCATCAAGTAATTGATAAAAGCGTTCCTTAGCTTCAATCTTATATTTGTTCTGAATATCATCATACATCCGTAAATAGCGTCGTTGTAGGACTTGTTTCTTATGATCTAACGCCGTCATTGGTTCATTAATCATATCTTTTTCCAATTGAGCTTCTTTATCAGTTAACTCAACTGATCGATGATGCAGCTCCTGCTGTAATTTCACCTCAGCCATTTTAATGTCATTATATTGATCTGTAAAAACAGCAAATGATTTATCAGCAAAACTTGCCGTGTAATTCTTATCACCAATTTCAAACGTCATACTGTCACTAGGAACCTCTAATTTAATTACATCACTCATGCTAGTACCTCCTAATATTTTTAGTGCTATGTATGGCGGATTACTCCGCCACTTGCCTACATACTCTTTACGATAGCGCCATCGCTAGTAGGCAATGATTGAACATTTGATGGCGTTGTTATTTTGACGGGTTGCCGTTGTCAGTTGGCATATTGGCTTTAACGCCAAGAATAATCGCATTTTGACAAGGTGTATCCTTCAATGCAGTTTGCATATCAGTAGGATTGCTTGCCTTGATTACTGTGGGGGTAGCATTGTACGTCATCGTTACCTTGAAGCTACCGTTATCGTCCGCAGCGCCACCACCATCATCAATGTCAGAGAATGTTCCCATACCTGATTCAATCGCATTAGGTGTTAATGAACCATCTTCTTCTTGTACCCATTGGACTTTACGGAACATCCGTTCACGTAAGCCACCAGTCTTTTGCTTCATGTCGGCAATATCATCTTGGGCCGGGTTCCCAATTGAACGATCACCAGAAATATCATACGATGACGTTACACCAGTAACTGTCTGCCGTTCTTGGCCACCACCATTGTAGTAGGCAGCAGACTTCTTCTTATCAGTATATTTAGGCGTTACAGTCGTAATCCCATCACCTAAATATAACCAGTTGATCGTCTTATCTGCCGCAGTTTTTCCTACCCAATATTCATCTAAATAGTTTTCTTGAATTGACCCCTGGACGTTTCTGTCGTTCGGGTCAGCTGTTGGTGTTGTTGCATCAGCCATTTTGCATTCCTCCTAAATTAAATAATTACTTGTACACTAAAAGCGCCTTGATAGACACCATACTTTTGAGCATCTTGACCATCGTCATCCTGAACAGTGGCTAGAAACTCCGGTGAGGTTGTCATCTTAGCGCTTATGAATTTGAAACTTCCGTTCTCACTTTTGATTGATATCGGCGTTGCATTCTCCATGATGTCCATAATGGCACTGAGAGTGTTAATACAAACAATTCCGTGTGGATGTTTAGCAGTGATTGCAAATGCAAAACTACGACGGCGGCGACCGTCATAATATCGCGTTGCCGGTCCAGCGGGTTGCAATGTATAACTCAGTGACATTCCAGGAGCATAGTCATTGCCAAGTGTTAACGTATCAAACAGCTTAACGTTAGCACTAATATAATCAGCAACCCGGACATTCAAATCAAGGTCAACTTGACTCACTACGTCGCCCCCAATCCGTGTGCCACGAGTGCTGCCCAATTGTGACCGTTAACCAAATAGGCTTTATCAACCCATCCCTTCTGTGCCAGTGCATGCTTAGTGTGGTTATAATTCAAGGGCCGATCCGTCACTACTTTGTGATAACCTCTCCGTTGGCCCATTGTATCTGGTGCTTTCACCATTACTTTACCACCGTACATATAGGCCGCATACGGCTCTGTCCAAACAATAGTAACGCCAGTACCGGTTTGAATCCTCAATACATGTTTGGCTAAATGACTACTTAAGAATGGTACATACTGATCAGAATCACGCACAATCACATCTGCTAGTCGGTTTGTCAGCACATTAAGATTATTCAAACGTGTAACCAATGGTGACAAGTCTACTTTGTTAGTCATTGCAGCACCCCTTCCCAATGATGAACATGCGTACCGAAATAATAAATAGGATCAAGACTCTTCACAATTAGCGATTGGTGAGTACTTTGTACTTCAACTTTGTCGTTAATCTTGGGCAACCTATCTAGTGGCGCCGAGTTAGCCGAATCAATAATTAATGTATAAGCGCCAGTAACGACCTGTGTACTAGTATTATTACCAACAGATTGAACTGACACTGAAGTTGTGGGTTCAACTCGTACATGTCTAATCATATAGTCATCAGATCCATTGCTATCTGAGCTGGTAGTCCATGAATCCTGTTTGGCTTTATTAGCGTCGTAGGGTGTCACTTTGATGGCATCATCTAACAACTCGATGGGAATTGGATCAATAATATCATCCATTTAATGCACCCCACGATACAATAGGCCGGTTGGTCGTAAGTAGTTGATTGCCGCATTTGAGCGCTGTGCCGTACCACGTGGCAGCGTTGCTGGCGCTGACTTCTCATAACTAAATTTGCCTATCGTTACATGACTAATCCCTTTAGCCGATTGTTTAGCGTTAGCTAGCTCTTCAACCCCACCAGAATCAATAAACCATTCAATCTGAGCGCAGACAGCCTTCTTCACGTTAATTCGGTCAGCCTCAAGTGGCAAATCATCAAGATTATGCGAATCGAAATAATAATTTGCGTATTGATTGACCATCTCTCCGGCTCGCATTTCCAAACGTTCAAACTTAATATCAGCTGGTACCGTCTCACCAAAATAAACATTATTGTAAAAATCTTGATCTACTATCGGCATCTAATCACCTCTAACCAGCAGTTACATTGGCACCATCAGTGGCTGCTGCAGCTTTAACATTTTGTGGATCAGCGGGCTTAGCAGCAAGAACCGTAAATCCCGGAACATCTACCTTGTCACTCACTTGGCTACCGTCCACATAGGCAACCTGATAGTCACCAGTAGCGACAACTGTGCCAGCTGCTAAGCCAGTAATTGCCACACTGGTTGCATCACCAGTTGCAATTGCCGTTTCGTTGCCCTTTTGATAAGCATTCAACACTTTAGCCATTCTACATTCCTCCTAATTTTAATTGCCTACTTTGCTGTGATCTTCGCACCGTCATTCGTAGGCATTACTTTAACATTAGACGGTGGCATTATTTTGACGGCGTATCAGGTGCCACAGCTTTACCCTTATTTGACTTTTTAACCGTAGCATCCTTAGTGCTGGTTACGTTTTGGTTAATAACAGTACCGCCTTCGACATCAAATGGATTAATGACTAACAACTTAGTGTCATCATAGATTGCAACACCATAGTGTTCATCGGCATTAAACTTAGTGATTTTATGATCCATATCGCGACCCTTTTCAGAGAGAACATCCCGCTTCATGTAGGTACGCATTGCACCCGGCTTAACTGCCAAGGCGGAGCCTTCTTTGATTTTACGCGACCGCACAATTTGCCATCCTAGTAACTCACCAAATGTGCCATTAATCAAGATGTTGTCACCTAAATCAGTTGCTCGTGTCCAGTTCTCAGCAGCAGCCTTACGTAGTTTATTGACATCTTTAGGGTTCATAAACAATACGCCGGTGGTCGGCGAATCATCTTCTACCGCGTACTCACTCGTATCATCATTAAATGCAGCTTCAATTGCATCAACCATATCCAATGACGTAACATCAACGCCAGTACTTAGCGTAAGCCGTGCTTTCATTGCAGTAGCCAAGATATCATTGTCAATCTTAGATGCGATTGCCATCGTAATTTGTCGCTGACCTTCGCCTACTGGGTCTCCGTATCCGGATAGAGCGGCTTCGTCAGTAATCTTGACACCTTTACCTGCTTTCTTAATCGTGAACATGTCGGTATCTGTTGAAAGACTGGCATAATCAATAGCACCACCTTCATCGACATCCGTCGCATCTCCGATATACTTGTATCGAGGTACGGTTACATCAGTGCCTGGTCGACCTTCAAGTGTAGTGTCAACAGGTGCAATAGCACTAAACCGGATTGCCTTAGGCAATTTAGCGCTAATCATCGCAGTCATAACTTGTGGATCAATCAGGTTATCTAATACAGTTGTTTCATCTGCCATGTGTTATTTCCTCCTAATTATTTGTTAGTTTTGTAACAGCTTGCTTGTAAACATCAGGGTGCTCTAGTTTAAGTTTTGCAGCTTCACCATAGCTAATCTTTGACAAATCTGGCACCGCAACGTTACCTTGACCACCGCTAAGGTTCTGACCAGCAACGGCTGTTCCTTGTGCGGCTTCTGCACCTTTAAACGATGGGTTCCGTGCCAAAACACCTGTTAATGCCTCATCGATTGTTTTAACGCCATTAGCTTTATTCACCAAGTCGGCTTTAGCGAGCGCCAGCGCATCACTCAGATGGTCAGCATCAACTCCTTGTTTAAGAGCAGCTACTTGAGCTTCTGCAGTGTCAGCACGACTGGTTTCTTTTGCAAGCTTACTGGTAGCCTTGTCTAACTCACCGGATTTAGCCTCCAATGCACTCTGATTAGCCGCCACATCTTTATTATGCTGTTCGACGACACCTTTCAAGTCATCTTCGTTATCGAACCCAAGTGACTTTAATAATTCGGTACGCGCTTCTGTGGCTACCTGTTTAGTATCAATTGGCGTAGGAGTCGGTACTGGATCAGTAGCCGGCACTGGTTCAGGTGTTGGAACTGGATTATCTTCTGCCATCTTTATTGCTCCTCTCTAAATTTAGGTATAAAAAATAAGCCTTTTAACGCCATGCTAAGGGCACTACTGTTTTTCTCGATTGTATTGACGTACTAGTCCATGCTTGTTAACAAACTGACGAGTAACTGACTGACGACGTCTCACTAATTCTTGTGCAGCCGTAATATCACTTTGATCACCAAGCTTTTTAGCTGCTATCAATTTACGCTTAGCTTTTCGTACCTCACGTTCAAGTCGTCGCTGAGTTTGTTCTAATTGATACCTAGCAGCATTGTCATCATCTGGCTGCTGTGGCACTGGCATTGAACCGTGGCCTTCAATATATGGAACCGTATAATGTCGACAATTAATGCCCCCAATGCCAGTAATCGTACCGTATCCCGTTGTTGATTCGAAATCTGGATACTTGTCTGTATTACCGTCCAAAGAATAAACATGGTCTTGATACTGTAAGTGGCTTGGACGGCATCCCATGTGAGAACTAACTTTAACTAACGAACCATACTGGCGATACCTAAGTAACTCTGTATCATTCGTAGCACTATTAATACTTGAGTTAACCACTGTCCGCACATAGACATCTGGTGACCATTTTCGACCAGCCTTATCAACGAGTGCGGGTACACCTTGTTCTGCCCATTGCTCACTGGCTTTAGCTATTGCTTTGATGGCAGTTGTACCACTATCAATTGACCGCTTTGCATCACCAATAATTCCCCTAAACATCTGATACGCATTAGCGCTCATATTACGTCTAGCAAGGTTCAGATAATTATCCGTCTCTGTTAACTGGTCATCAACAACTTGCTTAAACTGTTGCGAATCCTTGATCGACTCCACTTGCTTTCCAGTAACCTTTTTAAGCCACTTTTCAGCTTGTTTGACATTATCTTGACTAATTGTACTAAGTCTTGTGTGCAATTGCTTAGACGCATGCTGTGTAGGTGAGACAGTTATTTTAGCAGCATATTGCCTAACATCATCTGCATGATTAAGTAATTCGTTTATCCATTCATTATCGGTATCATCATGTTTAGATGCTTCATTTACTATCAGGTTGACAATGTAAGACCAAATCAAATCTTCAACACTAGCATAGTTGTTAGCATCTTCATCCGAATAACCAGATAAGTCCCATGGTTTAAGCATTATCCTCACCATCTTTACCGTTACCACCGACAACATCTTCAATTGAACCTTCAGCGTTTGCTGTTTCTACATTGATTTGGTCAAGAATCTGTTGAGCCTCAACATCAGTAATTCCATTGGCACGTTTAATTGCTTCCAGCTGTGTCATAACGGGGTGATTACCATTCGCCTTCATGTAATAATCCAAATTGTCATTCCGGTCTTTAGCAATCGAATCATCAAAGTTAACAGAAATATCAATATCTGTTTGACCTGAATATTGAACATTGGAATCATTTTTAGCCAGCTCCACAATAATCTGGCAAATATGTTCAATTGCTTCTCCAATCAACGTTTCATGACTGTTTTTGGATTGATACGTATCACTATTCTCACTAATTACCGCTGTCGCTGTGATAACACCCTGTTTGCTGTCAAACGTAAACATATCTGCGCTGAAACCAATTTGTGAAGAGTAGAAATGCAACAAATCATTGATGCCAGCCACAATTGCTTCATTTCGCAGTCCTAATGTAATATCAGTCGGTTTCGCTGACTCACCATCACCGCCACTCATTGTCGTGTTGTATGCCATATAGACATCTTCATTCCAATCAACATAATACCGTGTTTTACCGGTTTGTGGATCAACTTCACGTTTCAATTGATTTGCTGGTGCGGCAATACGCCGTTTTCCTTTGACAAATTCTTGGAATAACAAGTCATAGGCTTCATCTAATTGGCGCAATGTGTCTATGGCGTTAGCGTAGATAGGAATACCCAATGGACTGTCAATGTGCAAGTTATTAGCTAAATTAGGCTTTAAATAGATAAACGTCGGCCGTGAATAAAGCTTTTTGGAATACCTAGTTGGCTGCGGTGACATGTTTTTGAACGCATCTGGCAAGTTACTCCAATCATCAATCTTCACACCCAAATCATCATTGCTATTGGTCGTACTCTTGTAGATCTCGTTAGTCACGACATAGTCTGTATCGGTTTCTTCATGCCATTCCAATAACGTATAGTAATGACTGTCACTCATGAACTTGGAGGCAATGACGGCTTCACTTACACCATTAGCATCTGACGTGATTGGATAGAATGCATCAGCAGTAGCAAATCGAATCTTAACTTTACCACGATCAGTGTACAATCGGATAACAATGCCACCAGTTGCGAACATATATTCTAAGTAACGTTCAAAATTGTTATAGAAATGATTGTCCTTCAAGGTTTGCTGTACGAACTGATTCTCAATCGTTTGATAATCATCTGGCGATGAAGGATCATCAGGATTCTTCGCGTTCTTTGGGCTAACAGTAATAACAGCCTTTTGATTGAATACCAAACTTGCCATCTTCTTGGCGGCAACTTGTCCCATGTTTAATGACATTTTCTGACGATCTAAATAAGAATCGTCGGGTAACTTTTTGTGTATTTTCAACCATTCCGGTGTTGACTGATAAATGCTAAACCACTTAGCAATCAATCCATACTGGTCATCATCCGCCATTACCTTCTTATGGTCAGTTACACTTTGCAACTCAGTAGCTAATCCCATTTTGACTAACACCCCCTTTATCCAATCATGTATTCTGTTAAACAAGGCTAGTAACCTCCCTTGTATTTCTTCGTAAAGTAATTAGCAGCGTACCGGCACTCGTCCATTGCATGGTTATTAGCATCGACCGGCTTACCGTTTGTTTCATCACGTACATACATACCGAGTTCTTTCACAAAATGATAATTGTCATAACTTTGACTGGGCAATCCGCTATCCGGTGTATCAACTAAGACAAACTGACCATCTACAATCAATGATTGCTGTCGCTGAATACCCACTTCAATTCCTTTAGAGTTACCAACATGATCATGCCCGTTGTTATCCGCCTTACCAGCCTCAACACCAACCTTAATTAGCTCTTGACGTAATGCCAATGAAGCGGGGTCCACTAACACCATCGAGTAGTGCAGTTGGTATGTGTTGACGCACCACAAAATGAATCTTCTTAGCTCTGTTGCATACGTGCTCATTGCCTTTGTTTGTCCCGTCTCCGTGCCACTGTGATAATAATTAGCAACGCGATTTAGAACAAACTTAAAACGCCCATCAGGTTGACGGACGCGGGTAACAATATTGCAACTCATTGTTGTGGCATCATCTTGACCAGCATCACCAGTAAAAAACATTTCAACTGGTTGTCCAATCAAGGTATGATTAGTCATACTGTCTTGGTCAAACTGGTCATAGATAATCCCCTGTGGCATGACTCTTAATCCTAACCAATCACGCTTGTACAGATATGGATTTTTCTTTAGCTGTGTCTCCATCTCAGTCAAACGCTTGGTTGTCATTACTGGATTATCAGACATACGCCAATGTAACCAATGTGCATCGCGCTCATCAAAGAATTTGATAATTGGGTCTTGTGGCGCTGGCGGATTCAAATCAGCAAGATGATAACGATACTTAGCTGCGGCCGTTCGTCGAAACGTTTCATCAAGGAATTCATGGTTTAACAAGTTGATTTCAGAGTACGCGACTGAACCCAATGACATCCCGCGAATGGCGTTAGCACTGTTTGACTTGGCCCCACCTTTGAAATAAATTTTCTTTTTCCCACTCGGTAGGTCTAAAGCTAAATGGTCGCCACCACGATCGCGCCTTAAATGACTAGCACCATCAAATATATAGGCTAATCCCATGCCGTCGCCTTCGATAAACAGGTTATAAGCAAGTTCCTGGTTATAGGCACTGACTAAATGGTTCTCGTCCGTTGTTGCCAAATAAAACAGCGCTAACCGGGCATCATCAGCCGCCGTCTTGCCAGCACGAATTGAGCCTTCATTCACATCAAACAGATGGTCGAATGGAGAAAAAATAAACGTTGCCTGTTTCTTACCATATTGAATACTACTTAGTGGTGTTTGCATCGTCTTCTTCCTCCTTAGGTACTAACTGCTGTGCTCCTTTGGCTAAAGCTTTAAGCAATGGATTTACATGACCAACGCCTTCAAGTTCATTAGCCTTATGCTCAACAATGCGAGCATCCGCGTTAGCCTTCCTGATTTGCGCCTCCCGAAGTTCATCATTACCATCCGCCGAGCCAAATCCAGCCATGGTTAGAATCGTTGTATTTGCTTGTAAGCGTACCATCTCAGACTTGGCATTTAAGGATAGCTGGTGTAACTGTTTGACTGCATCCGGCACATAACCATCCAATGCGATATGGCGGTATTCTTGCTGAGCTTTGATAAAGGTTTGGTTCTTCTTCCAATTGGCAAGTGTCTGTCGTGAACGGTTTACCGTTTTGGCGATTTCTTCATCAGTCAGTTCATCTTCAAACAGCATGATAACAGCCTTTTTCCGCCGTTCATCAAGGCTTTGAAAAGCACCATTTTGTAAACTTTTGTATACTGTCATTACATACCACCACACCTCCGTTAATTGGAATTGATTACATTAATACAACTTGGCTAGATCGTTACTAGCAAGTGTGCTATCTAGCATATTGCCTAATGGATTTACAATCTTTTCATCGTTGCAGATATCGTCGAGCCCAGCCTCGTGCATCATTGCGTGTACCATTTCGTGCATGAACGTTTGACGCTGCTTTTGTTCTGACAATTCTTTGCGAATGTAAATCGTGGCACCAGGATAATCAGTTACTCCCCAACAAGCATCACCGGAATCTTCAAGTCGCTTCTTTAAGACAACGGTATAATTAATACCACTGATTTTTACATACGCTGGTAGTTTCATGTTGCACCTCCTTATTTTTCTCCAAACTAAAAGCGCCATGCTGTTTAGCACGACACTTCTTATCCTTGTACCACTTATCTAGCCGAGCATCAGCCTGCACCCATTCAGGCGGCTCGTACCCATATTTGCTATGAATCATTGCTGCCATGACGTCACTCCTAAATTTATGTATTAAAAAAGCCTGACGTCAGCCAGGCCTATGTATTGTTGCCTCATAAGATGGCGATCCTGTTATTCAACAATACAATTTTATATCATACTATATCCAACATCATTTGAGTTGCAATACACACTATTTACTTTACTAAAAAGATCCCAACTAAATGTCAGGCTCCTGTACACGGTTGTTATCAGAAAAACGATTATAGTTTTTGCAACCATGTTTGATTATATTACCACAGCGCACATGTTTCCGCATGCAATTTGGTGGCCAGTTTAATTGCGCTAATTATGTGATTCATAATACTATCAAATAGATGTATACTTATTTCATCTTTAACGAAAGGAGAGAGAAATATGTCATATGAAATAGTTAAAGTTCATACGGACAATAGTTTTGACACCGACGAATCTGATATTAAAAAGGTTCAACTATCAGATGGGAGTGAAGAAACCGTTGCGCAAGTGGTCAATTTTATTGATCAAAACCTTGAATATTATTTCACTTCACGTGAAGGCAATAAAACCGAAGTTGAAACAGTGCACCCCACTTACCGTGATCCATATATAAGAACTAAAGCAAACCAAACGACTTATGACAATCTACTCAGTTTGCCTAGATTCTAGTTTAAAGGACTCTCACTTTGAGGTGGGGGTTTTTGTTTTAACATTGAAATCATAGTGAGCTAATGTCTGGCCATCAGCCAAATTTTCATTTGATCTGTTAATTGATACCAAACGACCATGTAAAATCTCATTTACTAATTGTTCAATAATTTTAAACATAACCAATTCCTCCTTAATTTCAATTTAACTATATCGCTGACGGGACTCGAACCCGCATCTCATTGTGGCTTGCCAATTAGCCCACAGCGATACTCGCATTCAACGGCCGATGTTAAATACGAAGACTAATGCCGGCAGCAGAGAGGAGCACATCACCCCTTATAAATTCCGCCGGCTACACAGATAGCTGGATTTGAACCAACATAGACGGTTTTGGAGACCGCTATCTTGCCAATTAGATCATATCTGCTTAATAGACGGGCGATCATATCAACTAATCAAGGAGGCAACAAAATCTGTACATCTGTGCCCGTCTAACGTAGCCTGCTGGACTCGAACCACCGACAACCTGATTAACAGTCAGGCGCTCTACCAACTGAGCTAAGGCCACAATAATAATCAATTAGAGCTATCAGAAAAACGTTTATTTGTCGCCCTAACCAATTATCGATAATACTAATTTACCACCAATTTATTGCTATGAAGTCCGGCTTGAGTTCGGAAAAAGTTCGGTTAAAGTCCGGTTTGAGTTCGGTTTTGGTAAATATTCAGGTCTTCTAGGTAATAGCTCTGTGCAAACTGCAGCATTGCCAATGGCTTCCAGCGGTCAAAATACTGAGTCTTGCTGTAGCCAATGTCCATGTAGCACATCGTGTCACTGTAACCTTGCAAATATAGCCGATCTAATATCTCCTGGCACTCATGATCACAGCGAGCCATTGCCTGAATAGTCTGTCGGACAATCTGCTCTGCATACAGGCGGCGTGTAATCCGATCCTCGGCCGAATTACCAGCTGGGGCCGACTTAGGCATGCCATCCATGCTAGGCGATTTTAGATCAGCGACCGAATGGCCGGACGCCCGAACTGCTTGCGGTAACTTCTTATCCAGGAACCGCCGCACCTGTTTAATTGTTTTCTCCTGGTCAATTGGTGGAAAAATTTCATCTGAAATAACTTGCTGTTCGCCCATCATGCGCCCCTCCGCTTTCGTATGCTATAATTAACTTATTCGGAATTAGTTGTAGCGCGGTCAGCAATGGCAGCGCTTTTTATATGTTATACTTACAACGGTCATTCGAGTGGTCCTGTGACTGGTCGCCCTAGTAGGCGGCTTTTTGTTTACTCTCGCGATCACTCAACTCCATAATGTCAGCATTGCTTTGGCGCATTCGGTGTCAGTCATTTGTCTTCCTCCACCACATACCCATCTAGCCACGCACGGGCAATCAGTTCTTGTTCGTCATAGTTCAAAATCAACGCGTCAGTGAATATTTTTCCCAGTCGATAATGATTAGCTTTATATTCTTCAATCGTATCTGCCCATGATTTAGGAATCACTGGCAGATCATCTGGCAATGCGGCGGCATAGTCCTTCTTATATTTAATTAAGATTGGGTCAAACTCGCATCCACCGTGTGCTTCTTCTCCTTGAAGTCCACAACTGTGAACCAAATCGTCCCATTCTCTTAGTGCCTTCTCGAACACGTCCCGCTTCGTCTCATAGTTCATCATCAGTCACCTCACATGGATTCATTTCTTCCTGGTCGTAATAAACATTTCTGGCAATCATTTCGGCCTCCTGCTCGCTTTTGAAATGATAAAGTGGATCATCAAACATTGCTGCAAATTCTCCAATGACAATCTTGTGACGGCCTGATAACTTATCAAAGTAATAGTCTGTGACGCCTGCTTCTTCGCCTTTAACAACCCATGCCATCATCAATCACCTCTACAATAGTTATTGCAGGGACAGTCCACCAATCTGGATAGTCCGCTGCTGCGTCGACAAACTCCTCTGCTTTTTCGTATGTCCTAAATGTGGCGATGGTTTCGCCACCAAATATATTGCGACATTCATACCTCATCGTCAGTCACCTCTTCTAGTACCTTACGATAGCCTTTAATCGATCATAGAAATCCTGGGGCGTTTCCCAGTCTTCTTTGTTTGATGTAAATAGTGCCTTGTTGATCATTTTCAATCCTCCTTGAACGCTTCAAACGCCCGCTTGCGTTCCTCGTTAGTTGGTTCCTTGACGATTATCATGCTGTGATTTCATCGCTTTCTCGGCATGTTGCTTCATGCGCCGGTGCTTCCGTTTAATCGTTGAACGCTTCTTAGTGTGTTTAGGCATCTTCGTCCTCCGTAATTTCATCTATTTCTACTCGCGGATTTCGTTTATCAACTGCAAATTCGTCCTGAAATCCCGTGATATGCTTTCGATTGTCGTTGCCTAAAAGTCCAGCCTTCATAAAGCCGTCAAGCACAAACTTTTTAGCAAACGCGATATTGTCCGCATCTTTTCGGTTGTTCTTTGTGTACCACGTAAATTTAAGCTTGCAAGGCCAATTAAATTCAACTCCAGAATTATGACTAGCCCGCGCATATACACTACATAAGGCCGTGTACCGCTTCTTTAGGCTAGCTGCCGCATACCGATTGGCCCGTTCAGCCTTGATGTACTCATTTAAGCTAGGTAGTTCGCCCTTAATCACGACTTTACTCATACTTTCGGCACCCGGCTAATGTAGTAGCCATTAACGATCCCGTTAGACATACTGGCCTGTCTAATCGAAAATTCTGGGGCGTCAATCCTCTTACATAATCGCGCCAGTGTTTGATAGGCGATCACTTCATCAGGATTGTTATACTTCTCAGCACGCCAGTAATCGTTAGTCAGTGGCAGGCTGTATTTATGGACTAAATCCTTTACCCGATTTAATTCAATTGCCGTACTATCAGCTAGTTCTCTAAGCGTATGTTTGCCATGCTTATGTGCTTGCCGAATGGCTTTAATATCTTCACGTTCTCCCTGCTTCGGATCTTGTTTCATACTGGCTAGGTAGGCCGCATCACTGCGTACCTTAGTCCCAGGCTTAACCAGTCTAACTGGGAATGGCCATTCACCAGATTTGTAGTTATGTTGCGCGAGCTTAAACATTTCCGGTTCGGGCCCGATTGCTAGTGGGTGATCGATATCGGGTAGATCAGCGTTAATTACTAGCACCTGTGTTTCATTCATTCGCTCACCTCCGTTTGCAATCCTTGTCTAGCTTGCTCGAGATCAATAAAATACTCGGCTGGCTTACCCCAACATTGGGTCAAATCAAAATTTAAGCCATCCCGCTGATATTCAATAATTAAAACCTCGAGTGCAAATAGCTTGTACTCATGAGCGCATACTTCATCTTGCGCGCTACCGCCAGCCTTTAAATGCCGCTTCATACGCTGCTTAGTCCAATGCAGTGCCGACGATTCATAGGCATGGTTAGCGGCCAATTGGACTAATTGATTGCCCCAATTCATTTAGATTCCTCCTGACTGTTCATGAGCGCTAGAAAATCCTCGTCACTCATATCGTCCTGCTGGTTATCACTTGAATTTGGCTTAGAATCCGCCTGAGAAGCGCCGTTTTGCATCCACTTTGGCGTAACTTCTTTACGGCGTGGTTTTGAATAGCCACTAGGTTTTCTTTCGCTCTTCATGCGGTCGTCATGATTAGCAGCGGCCTTTTTAGCCTGCTCTAACGTCGTAATATTTCGTTTCTTCCAGCCCGCAACAATTGCACGAACGTATTTCAAACATGCATTAGATCCAATCTGATGTTCTCCAGCAACCCAAATTGCATAGGCAATCACCTCAGGCTTGAACTCTTCCAGCCATTCATCAATCTCAGGTCGGGCAATACCATTTGGAAATCCCCACAGGTTGGTCCAATCGTTAATGACCTGCTCGCGCGTCACGCCCGCGTCATCATCATAAGAGTCAGTATCAGTCAAGTCAGGGTCAGTACTAGTAAGTTCTTTATGTTCTACTGGTTGACCTCCACCTTGCCCAACCAGTTGGCCTACTTTATCTAAACCAGTTGACCTACTTTTATGACTTGTAGTTGGGTTACTGGTTGGGTAACCAGCTGACCTACTATATAAATTAATAATGCGATATTCAGGTGGTTTAACATTTTTCTTGCCTCTAGCATATTTAATTAGTCCTAGTTGTACTAATGAGTTGCGTGCTTTATCGAGGCCGGGTTCGGATAGTCCTGTCAGACTGAGTAATGCCGAATTTTTCATGCGAAACTGAACGTCCAACTTGCCTTCGTCGTTCGCATAGTCTAGTAACTCGCGATACAGATTATTTTGGCCGTTAGAGACACTCGCTTCATACATCTTAAAATTACGGTACGCTCGTCGTTGCTTGAAGTAATCCAAATTCGTCCCTCCTTTACTAATGGGCCTTTCACCCATTCGGCGGATTCAGTCACTGCTGCATTCAAGCCAATTCTGTTTAATCAATCCATGAGCAAGTCGTCTGCACTAACGACGCTCTCTAACTTTTTGGTACTACGACAATAAGCACAATGTCCGCATTGGGTAGGATCTGCTTCGCCTTTAATGACATCTTGAATATGCTGTTGAGATTCCAATACCTGGTTCATAGCATTAGTAAGTCGGTATTCCGGTAAATCAATAGCCTGCTTGTCTGGTGGATCCTGTTTGCTTACTGCCACGATGTACGGTTTGCACGTCACGCCAAATTGCTGCTTAATCAGTTCCTGATACACGGCCATTTGAAGCTGATAGTTATACGCATAAACAAATGGTTCCCGTTCACGGCTTTCTTCATTCCAATAACCCTTATAAATATCAGCGGTCGTCTTTAGATCAACGAAGTAACCTTGTTTCAAATTGAGGCAATCAATCTTGCCCTTCCAGGGATAACCATCGATTTCACCAGTTACAATCACTTCCTTATCGCCTTGATAAAGAAGATTAAAATCATGGTCGTCAGATAAGGCTTCAATCATGGATTCAGCAGTTTTGAAGTCCTTTGTGAGCTGGCCTTTGCTTGGGCCCCGGCTTGAAATTGCCTCTGGATGTTCATCAACAAACTTTGCATGAGCTTTCTCGCTTTCGAAGTAGCTGTGAAGCCAATTTCCAACGACTAGCGCCTTTGAGTTCATAACTGGTTCCCATTTACCCTGCAACTCAGCTAACGCTTCTGCTTCACATGCTAGAAACCGTTTAAACACCGTCGGCGACATGTAGGCCCGGTCAGTCCAGCTCTCATAATAATTATTCGGCGTCAGCTTCTGATCCAACATCATTGAGGTTGTCGAAGAGATTTTGCTGGTCGGCCCCGTCTTTGGCAGGTTCTTGATCATTGCTTGGTGCCTCCTTTACAGCTGTTTTAACGGGTTCTTTGACTGGTTCGGCAGACTCTACCTTCTCAGCTTTATTCTCTGCTACATCAGCTACCAATGACCTTTTATCCGGTGTTACGTCCTTCGGATTATCATTCTCGTACTCGGAACTCGTCGTGTCGTTAACTGCTTGCACGAACAAATCGTTGTCGCTTGAACTGTTAATGTAGAACTTTGCGGCTCGATTAATTACAGTCCGTTTAGCCATCTCTTCTGGGAACTCGTTTTGAACCTTCTTCGTCTTAGCGTGGCTCCAACTGGTGTCGATGTCTTTTTTAGTCATAACAGTGTAGGTCCGGTTGCCATTCAGATCTTCGACCCATGCGAATGCTCCGATAATTGGCTTGTCTAAGTTCTCAAAGCTTGGCTCGAACTCCTTAACCACCAGCACCCCATTTTCACCGCCAATCTTGAACGTATCGTCTTTGTGGACAACCTGTGCCTGAATATCTTTCACATTTGAAAGACGCTTTACAACGCTAATTGAGCCGAAATAGGAGCGCTGCATGACTAACTGGTTGCCATAAGGAATGAAATAGCATTGGTTTTTAGCTGGGCTCAATCCTTGAATTGCCATGTTCATCAACGCCTTGATAACTGATCCTTGGTCACACTTATCAAGTAATGGTTGGCCCTTAGACGTATCACTCAAAATCAAGTAAGCACTGTTTAACGCATTCCCTACTGAATAATCAGGTGGTAATGACAAGCCTTCATTATTCTTCATATCCTCAATATTGTTATTAACCATCGTAACTAACTCATTACTCATGCTTCTTCCTCCTCTGATACCCAGTGATAGCCCAGACGTGTCATCATCGTGTCTGTGTCGATGTGTGCCAGTAGCTCGTCCCATAGACGAGACTGACCAAACACATCAATCAACCATTGCCAATTAGGTTCCTCACCTTGATCTGGATACAAAACACTTACGTCAGTCGAACCGAAAGTGACGATACAAATGGCGTTCAACATATTGGCCTGCATATCAGTCGCCCACTGCTTAAAGTCATTGTTATCGATGTAATCTTGGAACAACTGTGCCTTGTCGAACTCGTCACCATCGTAGCAATAGCTATCTGCGTCAAGTATCCAGTCACGTGAGTCGTTACGTTGCTGCCAATGCTCGTTTAAATCTGCCTGTGCTGGTATCATTTCGCCCACCTCCGTGTCAAGCGTTGCCTTAGTGACTGTTTCGGAGTACAATAAAAATCGAAAATAAATTTATTAAGCGTCTTTGCTGCACGGGTACTTCCAATACTCGAGCAGCTTTTTTCGTACTCAAATTTAGGCTTTGGCGATACTTTGCGTACTTCCAATTCGTTCTACCTCCTTAAACGTGTTAAAAAGACTATCTAACTCCTGAATCGTGAGCTGATACGTTGGGGTGCCCTAAAGAGCCTTTTGGACCCGGATCATCGCACCCCACATATCGCATTCTGAAGGCTTCCGTGTTACTTGCGATAACATGGAGGTCTTTTTCTATTGCCCATAATACGTGTACTAGTTGCTTTAGTGTTTTTGTCATGTCTCATCATCTCCTTAAATTCCAAACCAGCTAGCAACCTCATGACGCTTGAACCACAATGCCGTTAACGCGCAGCCTACTATTGCTCCTTCAATCATTGTTATTTCCTCCTTACGCTCGTATTTGGTTGTCAGACATCCACTTCTCTAAAGCTTTTTGTGAAAATGAATCTTTTGTCCCCTTTTTGAAATGTGGAAATCCAGGCTGATAGTAATAAAAATCTTTTAATGTATCTACACTGCATCCGAGCATACTAGCGGCTTGCTGTTGGTTTAATCCCTGATCCGGTGTGTAATACTTCTTCACCAGCACTTCCAGTTGTGGCATGATTCTATCAGCTACAGCAACGGCTACAGCATCAATAAACTCAGTATCGTCATTTTGCGTTGAGATCATCATCTCTATCACTCCTTCCTATGTTTAACGACTCCATCTTTGAACCATTTCTTCATTCGCTGTTTAAGCTGGTCCTGCATCGATAAATCAAAACCACGACATACATATGCGATCAGGTTTAGCAAGTAAAGCACTGCATCAAAACACTCAGCAACTAATTTCTTCGGATCATCAAAGTCATTTGGCTTCAAATCTTCTTTAGGTATCGTTAGTTCATCAAGTGAATCCTGAATAGCTGCTAATGCTTGGCTTAACTCCGGCATGGTTTTAACAGCCATCGCCAGCGGTTCCTTCATGATTCGGTCACCGTCAATCACCGGTGTCGTGACTCCAACGAATCTGTGTGCCAATTCAATTGCAAAGAATTGATTTTGATTAGGCAATGCTGCTAGAAATGCTGGTACCGATTCTATTCGAATGCGGGCCTGATCATGCCTTTGTTTGTAAATTAACGTTACCGAGTAGCCTACCTTGCCGCTCAAGTTGATGGGCGTTACGCTGTTATGATTAATAGCATCAGTAAGCATACTGCCTGCAAACACTGAACTAGATGTTGGCATTTTCTCACCACCTTTCAGTTTTCATGGTTTAACCTAAACTGGAGTCGCAAGATAATATAATTAAGAATTAATCATCTCGTAGAACTCATTTCGATCTCCGTCGTGAATCATGGTCAACAGTTCCTGAAGCTCAGCCTCCGACATCCAGAATGTCTTAGCATTGATTAGACTCGGCGACACTGCCGGGAGCAGTTCGATGATTGAATCGACAAGTTCACGTTTGTGATTTTTAATTGCTTGCATGTTGTTGCCTCCGTTCCTTGAAAAATTAATAGTTTTATTTGCTCCTTATGCGATAATTGACATAAGGGGGTGATATTTATGACTGATAAAGAAATTGCACTTGAATTGACCAAAGCGTACCTAAACCATAAAAATACTCAAATTGAGGCTAAGCATACACACACAGATATGGATGTAGAATATGTTAAAGACACATATAAGGGGTTTTATGACATTGTGTCTAAAGTTGATGCAAAGTAATTGATGGTCAAATCAACATCATATTTCTTTTGGAGAGTTGCTATTTGCGGTAGCAACTCTTTTACTTGCTCCAAATTTTGCATTTCTGCTTCAACTTTTAGAACTGGCTTATCTTGTTTCATTTTGCCGCCTCCTTTCGCCGCCTCCCTGCGATATAATGATTGCAAGGAGGTGATAATTATGGCTATTATGACAATCGCGAACCTTCATTGTTATCAGTGTAATCACGATTTTCCATTAAACATGTATCAACCAATCACAAAAATCAGCTGTCCGTACTGTGATACAGACGTTGATGAATCAATGGTTGAGCCTATTCGCGATGCTTGGGCACAAGTTTCCGGCTTAAACCAAGCATTCCACAAACATGAAATGGAATCAGAAGAACCACGTTTTAGTCTCAATATTCATGATGAAGAAGTTCATCTTGAAATTGATGATATTGACAATGAAACTGAATAATTGATTCTAGTTGCCGAGGGTGCATATTAAATTGCTCCTCGACTTTTTGTACAGCAGCAAGAACACTATCTAAATCATTTGGGTACGCTACCTCTCGTGCGAACTTACAAGCTTCCGCATACTTATTTATTGAGGAACCTTTATATTTTTTCTCACTCATTTTGCCGCCTCCCTTAATATTCACTCTTAGTGAGAATCAGCCGTAAAAAAAAGCTCATCAACGGTTTTTTTGAAATATTTGGCTACTTTTTTCATGGTTTCTATCGACGGATTCTTATCACCTGACTCCATTTTTGTGTACATAGAATAGCTAATTCCAATGTTATGAGCTGATTCCATTTGAGTCTGTTTTAATTCTTTTCGTGCTTTTTTTAAAGCGTTCATAATTATCACCTCCAATCACTCTATGTGAACAATATACATTCACTAAGGGTGATTGTCAACACTTATAGTGAAAATATTTGTTTTGCCCTTTAATTTCACTTTAAGTGATAGTATTCTTTAAACAAATACAAGGAGTGAAAGCCATGACTAAAGGCCAACGTATAGCTGAACTGCGTAGGAGAAAAAGAGAGAGCCAAAGCACATTAGCTAAAGCAATACATGTCAGTCCCAGTACTATCGGTATGTGGGAAACTGACCAACGAGCTATTAAAGATGACGATTTGTCAAAGCTAGCAGACCATTTCGATGTAACTACTGATTATATATTAGGTAGAAAAACCGATTTAGGTGATGTTCCTATTGCCGCCCATTTCACTAAAGACTATAACGACTTTACGGCCGAAGAACGGCAAGAAATTGAAGACTATATTGAGTTCAAAAAGGCACAATACAAAAAACGCCACGAGAACGAAAATAAGGACTGAGGTTTATTGGATAAAATTGAGTATTTAATGTCACAATATCCAGAACTTGAATTTAATTTCGAATCAATGCCACAACTAATGGGTGGTTTTACCATTGGCAGTCAAATCATCATTAACAGTGATTTAACTGAGTCACAGCAATTACAATGGCTGGTCGAAGAAATCGGACATTACAAAACTTCTGTTGGAGATATTAGTGATTACAATAAAATCGAAAGTGCAAAGCAGGAACATCTTGCTCGAAATTGGGGATACAAGCAAGTTTTATCCTTCAACCAATTGAAGGATATTCGTAAAAACTATGTAGACAACGATTATGAGGTTGCAGAAAATTTAGATATAGACATTGAATATCTTCATGATATTGGTGAAAGCTATGGATTACCATATAAGCATGTAAGGTGATCTTTTGACTAGATAGGATGTCATTAAAAGCTAAGGGTTATAATTTAATCATCATAGGGAATTTATTTGGATAGATGTTAATTTGGAGGAGTTTCAATTGAAAAAGGGACTAATTTTAGGAATTACATTGTTATCACTTGGCTTAGCAGGTTGTGCCAACACAAGTACAAGTAGTTCTAGCCAAAATAATAGCGATACTAACAAAACAGCAGCTAAACATCTTACAAACAAACAAATAACAGCAATTTATAACACTACTATGAATGCTGAGGCTGATGTTTGGAGTAAGTTGACAGATTCAATTAAAAGTAATGATAACGAAATGTCAGATGCAGTTAACAGTGCAGATACGGTGCTAACTAAAAATGAAGCAACTTTAAAACAGCATAAGAGTGAAGACGGTGTCTCTGACATGTCAAAATTAGTGCAATATTCACATACATTAATTGATGACTACCTGGGACAACTTAAGCTTGATAAAAAAGGAAATAGCTTAATTTCAAAAGAAGCATTATTGAGTCAAAAAATAAGAAAGCAGTTTAATATTTCTGCTCCAACAAAACTAGATACCGCAATTAAGAGTGCAACAAAAGCAATAAATGCAATGCCAGGCGTTTCTGGCAAAACAATTCGAACTACCAATTATACAATCACAATTACTTCGACAGAAACCACACCACATTTTGAGGGTGGAACCGACTTGATTGTCTACTATACATTCAAAAATACTTCTAAGAATAAAAATATTGAACCAACTGAATCACTTATCGAGGGTGCTCATTTTACTCAAGAAAGTAAAACGTCAATCAATGACTTGGACCTCGGTAATCCTTCAAAGGACTCTGGTGAATGGAGCTCGCTTGAAAAAGCTGCGTCACAAAAAGTTAAACCAGGTGCCGAAGTAAAGTGTATGGGGAGCTATGAATTGGACAATAATGAATATCCTGTCAAAATCCAAGCTACTGATCCAGATAACAATGATGCCAAACTGGGTACAATAACTTTAGATCTGCCAAATAACTAACACTTCTCAGTCGCTACCGAATGGAACGCGGATAATCTGAGCGCTAAGTACAATCAGTGACCAGATAGGATGTCATAAAAAGCTAAGGGTTAGAATTTAATGATCATAGGGAATTTATTTGGAGGAATATAAAATGAAAAAGAAATTGATTTTTAGTGCCATCGTGTTAGCGGCTTTAACGCTAGGTGCTTGCAGTAATACTAACTCATCGCAACAAAAAAGCGAGTCCACTTCAAATAGCGTTGCTGCCAAGAAGAAAACCTCCGCTAAATTGGAATCCAAGAAAAAAGCAATTTCAGAGAGCAAAGCTGACTCTGAAAGCAAAAAGAAAATTGCTGAATCAAGCAGTAGAGCTGCCTCTATTAGCGTGGCTAAAGCAAGTTCAACCAGTGTAGCACAAGCTAATTCAGCCTCACAAAAAGCATCCAGCTCATCAGTAGCTGCTAGTTCATCTGTTGATCGAGAAGCCTCGACTAGCGAAAATAGCTCATCAATTTCAATGGATGAACATACACTAACAGGATTTTTAAATAAATACGGAGTTTCACCAGTGTTATATAAAACACAGCATGGGATGTCTGAAAAGGAAGCTTTTGAAACTACCCCGGATTCAATGAAAAGTTCTGGCGAACTACAGACCCAATTCTTAAAATACGGGATTAAGTAGCCAACCTCATAACCAAACAAAAGCCCCCTACCGGGCTTTCACGCGAGCGTAGTTCAACGGTAGAATAGTTTCTCATCTATTTTCTTCAAAATACAACTATGTTAGGTTCAACTCCTGCCGCTCGCATTTAAAACTTAATTGGACCTTTAGCTCAGTTGGTTAGAGCAGACGGCTCATAACCGTCCGGTCGTTGGTTCGAGTCCAACAAGGTCCATTCACGCGAGTGTAGTTTAGTGGTAAAACGACAGCCTTCCAAGCTGTAGTCGCGGGTCCGATTCCCGTCACTCGCTTATTAAAAGCTCAAATAATGGATATTTTATCTACGTTTTATCTACGTTTTATCTACGTTTTATCTACGTTTGTAATAACAAATTCAAAAAAAACGTTGATATAATAGGATCTAAGCTCTCTTTTGATATCTTTTTTTATCTACGAAATTTTGTTCGATATGGAGGAATATAAAAATGAAAAAATTACAAAAAGAAAATTCTAAATTAGAATATAAACAAGCAACTAAAGATATTCCTAAAGATTGTTGGGAAACAGTTAGTGCATTTGCAAACACTCAAGGTGGAACCATTATACTAGGTGTTACTGAAGTTAAAAAGAATGAATTGTTTACAATTTCCGGTGTTAAAGATGGAAACAAATTAAAAATCGATTTTTTAAATTCATCACATGATACTGACCTTATATCTCAGTCTGTCATTTCGGAAAAAGACATTCAAATAGAAGAAGTAGATGGCAAAGAAATAGTTAAGATAAGTGTTCCCAAAATTAATTACACGAAAAGACCAGTTTATTTAAAGGGAAACATTAATAATACCTTTGTTAGAGACCACGAATCCGATAGAAAAGCATCTCCAGAAGTTTTGAGATATTTTTTAAGAGAGTCTGATACTATCGTCGATTCAGAGCCACTTCTAAATTTCGATTTGACTGATATCGATATTGTCAGTTTGCAAAACTATCAAGTAGTGCTCTCACAAATCAATAATGATACCAATCTTCTGACAAATGACTTTAATGCCTTTCTGAAAGAAATTGGGCTCTTAAAACGCAACCGAACAGATAAAAATAAAAGTTGGAATCTAACAAAAGCCGCTCTGCTTCTTTTTGGTAAATACAATTCCATTAGTGAAGTTTTTCCATATTTTTTCTTAGATTTTAACATAAAGCATTACTCATCTGATACAGATTACTTAGATCGCATTTATACATCAAATGAACCCGGGCATCCTCAAAATATCTATAGCTTCTTCAATCAAGTATTTCAAAAAATAAAAACCCAAATAAATAATAATTTTGAATTGGATGGAATACAAAGAAAAGATAGCAGTGATTATTTATTAACAGCAATTCGTGAAGGATTGGTAAATACCCTTGTTCACGCAGATTATGCTTCAGAAAGTCAGATTAAGATTTCTTTGTTTAATGATTATATTGAATTTTATAATCCAGGAGAAATGCGCGTTAGCTATGAACGCTATGCTTTAGGTGGAATTTCAGAGGCTAGAAATCCTAGTATTTTTTCAATATTTTTGCGTGCAAAACTAGGAGAACATACTGGTAGTGGTGGCCATAGAATATACCAAACGGCCGACAAACTAAAACTACGTGCACCTGAAATTAAGAGTAATACCAACAATACACAATTAATTATTTGGACTATTCCGCTTTTAGAAAGTGTTTTACAAAGAATTCCTCCTGAATGGAAAACAACATATATAAGAATGTCCCAAAAATTTGTTGCCCCCTACTCCGACCTTAAAGATTTATACAAAAGTTCCTATGAAGGACATAAAATTTTAAATGCAATGGTTGATGCTGATATTTTGGAAAAACGTGGAAAAAACAAAGGAACTGTTTACCTACTAACTCAAGATGAGCCAGCACTCCGACAGTCCTTAAATAAATATATTCGACAATTTCAAAATGATTTTTTAAGTATTGATCATCATAATTAACATGCCCCCCTTTGAGGGGGCTACGTTTAGAATTAAAAAGAACGTACGTTTGCAATCTTAGGAGGACTAATAATGAAAAATAATAAATTACCAGAATGGAACCCGGCTAAAATGGCCGAAACCACAGACTTTATGACCTATGAAGAATTCGTACAAAGGCTTAAAAGGGATCTTGGCATCACTGTCAAAAATTGGTGGGTATATGACTTTCAAACTCCACATAATGAATCAGAATATCAAAACGAGTTGGAACTACTACAAAAAATTATGCACAAGTAGTATCTGAAAAAATAGCTACTTAAATTCGCTAAATTGACAGCTACGAATAACAAAGAAAGAAAGGATTGATTCGATGCCACGACAATGGAAACCTTTAAAACGTCACCCTGGAATCTACGAATATGAAACAAAACGAGGAAAAAAATACGGAATTCGCCGCTCTTATACCGATATTAATCATAAATACCGCACTTGGAGCAAATCTGGTTTTATAACTTGGCGAGATGCTGATATTGAATTAAAAAAATTCGAAGTAACGCTTGGAACTGGGCAAATCACTGCATCAATTTCAGACACAATTACGCTTCAAGCTTACTTTGATAAAGTTCTAAAGCGAAATATCGACCTGAAACTCTGGCGACCAGCTACCATTACTCAGAAAAAAAACTACTGGAACAATCAATTAAAGCCTGTTTTCGGTAATCAGAAAATCAATGAAATCACTAGGCAAAGTTACCAAAATTTTATCGATCAAATGATCAAAGATGGTTATGCCAAAAACACTATTATTACAACCAATTCTGTAATGCAAATATTGATGAACGATGCTGCCCGGAATGATGTGATTGTGAAAAACAAGTTGAGTGGTATCTCAATTGATGGTGGTAAATCACCGTCATCAAAAACAATCACCGAAAAACAGTATAACCAACTCATGGCCGTAGCACCTAGTGTCTTGTCAAAGTACCAATACTGCATGTTAGCCCTGCTAACGCTTGGGGAACGACGTGAAGAGCTTATGGGACTACAATTCAGTTCTTTTAAATTCTCACAATGGAATGACGAAGAAGTTTGCGCAATACAATTTAAGAAGGGGCGTACTAATGCAGAACCAGAAGGCGGTGACTTAAAGAATAACTCAAGCTACCGCACGATATATGTACGTGGTGAAATGCTCAATATTTGCCATTACGCCATCACCTATAGTCAAAATATTTATTCAAAGACCCATAGAAACATTAATGATGAAAGTTTTTTATTTGTAAATGAAAAGACCGGTATGCCAATGGGAGTACAGCAAGCAAATAAGGTTTTGAATAAAGTGGGTGAAGCAGCTGGAATCCATATTACCCCTCACATATTCCGGCATTATTTTGCTACCATGGCACTCACCAATGGACAAGTTGCAACTGATGTCATGCACTGGTTAGGCCACTCATCTTTGCAAATGACTCAAAGTTACACTCGGGAAAATGTTCGTGGTGCACTTAATGTATTTAATGGCATGGCTCCTACTCTGCTAGGAGATTCAGACGATGAACACCAAAGTTTGTGA